GTGGTAGTAGTGTAACTATTGGACTTAATACTTGGTTTGAACTTTATTAAGGAACCAACATGATTAAAACTATTCAAGATTCCATGGACGGTGGTGAGTTCAAGCCACGCCATACGATTGAGATTTACTGTCCAAACTGTGGGCGTGATGTAGACGAACTTGAGTTAAAAATGCAAGTCTGCAGTGACTGTGGTCATAGCCTAGCTGAACCAGAAAAGCATGTAGCTATCGTGGTAGCCAATATGTCGTTTGGTGGTTCAACACTCTGAGGCAAAGAACAGTGAGATATGTCAGACGAACTCGGTTTATCGGCTGGTGCCAAGGGGATCAGCGAAGGGATTAAGACTGGGCGTGAGGCTGGGCGAGAGATTGGCAAGAACATCGAGGATGTTCAGAAAGAGGCAGTAGATGTAGCGAAGGAACGGGCAAATGCCAAGATTCGTGAGCGCAGAGAAGCAGAGTTAAGAAAAGAACGGGCAATATTTAAAGCTCTTGAGGAGTACAAGCACCGAAAGAAGATTTCGGACGAGGAGTATAAGTTACGTGTTGATTTTATCAAGCAGTACGGCACCAAGGAGTGGCAGAAGCTGATAGACATCAAGACGGAGATTGAGAAGCTGGAAAAAGAAGACCGCAAGTATTTTGATGCGGAGTTGGCAAAAGTTAAATGGGTGCAGTTTTGGTGCTTTTTAGTAGCTGCCTGGATTGCTTATTACATAGTATGGGGGAGTAAAAAATAATGGATACGTTACTAAACATACTAAAAGGCGTTGCTCCTGCTCTAGCAACTGCTGTGGCTGGCCCTGCTGGTGGCGCTGCTGTAGGTTGGATAGCCTCAAAACTTGGTATTCCTGATGACACCATAGAAGGTGTTACAAAGGCGCTTACAGGCAATCCTGAGATGGCTATGAAGTTAAAAGAGCTTGACCTTGAGTATGCCAAGTTAGAAGTACAAGACCGTGATTCAGCAAGACAAGCCTATGCTGCGGTAGCGACCAGTGAAAATGCGTCAGGCCTTGAAAAGGTTGTTGTTCCTGTACTTGCCTTGGGAGTTGTAGGTCTAGCCTTTACCCTAATCGGGATCTTAATGTTTGTAAATACTCCTACCGACCAACAACAAATCATTATTTTTGCCCTTGGTTTTATTACCAGTGCAGCTGGTCAAGTGCTGTCGTTTTACTTTGGATCAAGTCAAGGTAGTAAAGATAAGACCAAAGAAATAGAAAAAATGCTTACAAAGTAGGAATATACGCATGCTTGAATCCCAACTATTAGCCCTTGGTATTGATGGTAAGTGGCTTGAACCACTGAAAGAGACTTTTGAGAAATACGGCATTGATACGGCTAAGCGTCAGGCAGCCTTTATTGGGCAGTGCATGCACGAGTCTGGTGGCTTTAAGCTCCTTGAAGAGAACCTAAACTACAGTGCCAAGGCGTTGATGGCTACATGGCCCTCTAGATTCCCAACGGAAGAAATGGCAAACCAGTATGCCCGTAACCCTGAAAAGATTGCCAATAAGGTGTACGGTGGGCGCATGGGCAACGGCACAGAAGAAACGGGTGAAGGCTGGAAGTACCGTGGTCGTGGTATTAAACAACTGACTGGCAAAGAGAATTATGACCGATGTGGATCTGGTCTGGGTGTGGATCTTGTCGGCAATCCTGATTTGCTGTTGGAGCCTAAATATGCGGCTCTAAGCGCTGGGTGGTTTTGGAACAAACATAACCTTAATGACTTGGCAGATAAGGCAGATATTGAGACAATGACAAAGAGAATTAACGGAGGTTTACTTGGCTTAGATGCTAGGAAAGCCGCTATCCAGAAAGCCGAATCCGTATTAGGGTAAATCATGCCATTACAGAAATTGCAGTTCCGCCCAGGAATTAACCGAGAAGGTACCGATTACTCCAACGAGGGCGGCTGGTACGCATGTGATAAAGTGCGGTTTCGCTCTGGCTTCCCTGAAAAAATTGGTGGTTGGATTCGGCTATCAAACGAAACCTTCTTAGGTGTTTGCCGTGCGTTATGGAACTGGATCACGCTAGACGGCTCAAATTTATTAGGTGTTGGCACTAACTTAAAGTACTACATTGAAGAAGGCGGCGACTACAACGACATCACCCCAATACGCATTACGTTTACCGCTAATACTTCACCAAATACGGTTAACTGTATTGCTACTACTAACGGGTCAAATGTTGTTACGGTGACTATTATTGGCTACGGCGGCTTAACTAATGACTTTGTAACCATATCAGGCGCTAATGCTATTGGTTCGATTACTGCTTCTGACTTAAATCAAGAGCATCAGATTACTTATATTGACACTAGCAGCTTTAGTTTTGTGGTGGCAAACACGGCGAATACAACCGTGGCTGCTGGCGGCGGGAACACCATTAACGCTGCTTTTCAAATCCAGACTGGCTTGGATGTGTTTATTCAAGGTACTGGCTGGGGTGCTGGTACTTGGCCTTCTTATATTACAACCACGCTAACTAACCCGTTTACTTCAACAATCGGGACTACGACCGTCACAGTTACACAGACAGCGCACGGTTTAAGTAACGGTAACTATGTAGCGTTTAACAGCATCTCTGGCAACGTATGCGGCATCGCAGCAGCGCCGATTACTAAAGCTTTTCCTATCACGGTGGTTAACGCAAATGCCTACACCTTTTCTACTGTTATTGGCTCTAACACTTACACTACTAGCTCTGCAGGCCCTACTGGAGGGACTGTTGTAGTTTCTACCCCTGTGGCTCCTGTCCGAGGGTGGGGCGCAGCTGCTGATGTGGGTATTGGTCAGCAATTAAGATTGTGGACAAACGACAACTTTGGTGAAGATTTAATTATTGCCCCCCGTGGCGGCGCTATTTATTACTGGGATGCGACTCTTGGTATTTCATCACGGGCGGTAGAATTAAGCACTTTAGCTTCGGGCGCAACAGTTCCAGGCACTGCCTATACTTATGCGGACTTTGTACCCAATAGAACTAATCAGGTTATTGGGTCGTCAATTCAACGATTTGTTATTGCGTTTGGCTCTAATCCTTACGATCCAACCGATCCCAATAATACGTTTGACCCCTTATTAGTACGCTGGTCAGATCAAGAAGATCCTTTTATGTGGGTCCCAGAAGCTACCAACCAGTCGGGTGAATACCGCTTAAATATCGGCTCATTCATTATGTGTGCTGAGTCTACCCGCCAAGAGATTCTGGTTTGGTCGGACGCTGCTATTTACTCCATGCAATACCTTGGGCCACCATATATCTGGGGTTTCCAGCTGTTGCAAGACAATATATCTGTGATGGGGCCAAACGCCACAATTACGATTAACAACGTAACTTACTGGATGGGTACAGATAAGTTCTTCATGTACTCTGGTCGTGTTGAAACCCTACCTTGCGCTATCTGGCAGTACATATTTAATGACATTAATAAAGACCAAGCCTTTCAAGTTGTTGCTGGATCGAACGAACGCTATAGCGAAGTCTGGTGGTTCTACTGCTCGCAAAACAGTAACGTCATTGATAAGTATGTCGTATACAACTACCTTGAGCGTACATGGGCGTATGGCACTATGGAGCGTAGTTTCTGGCTAGATTCGCCATTACGCCAATACCCAATGGCTGCCGATGTATTAAATAACAGAATCCTGTATCACGAAGCCGCAGTAGATGACGTATCTGGACTAACCCCTGTGCCAATCGAGGCGTATATACAATCCTCAGACTTTGACATTGGTGATGGGCATAACTTTGGCTTTGTATGGCGCATACTACCCGACATTACGTTTAACGGCTCTAATGTTAACCAGCCCAAAGTAACCATGACGGTTCGCCCCCGTAGAAACTCAGGAACTAACTACGGAGTAGCAGATTCGCCAGAAGTAGATAGCGCTCAAAACTACACAAGCCAACGCAACTATGACGTGCAGTTATTTGATGGTCAGGTATATACCCGCCTACGGGGTCGCCAGATGGCGTTCAGAATTACTTCAACCGATTTAGGTGTAGCGTGGCAGCTTGGTACTCCTCGCATAGATATCAGAAATGACGGTCGCAGATGACAATTGAAAGAAACGTTCCACTTCGCCCGCCAAAAGCGCCTAACCTGCTGGTAGCACCAGTAGACTATCGTCAGCAATATCAAGACCAATTAAACAATGCTCTGCGTCTGTACTTCAACCAAATTGATAACTTTGCTCAAGCCCTTTACATACCTTCTTCTGGCACAACTGCAAATAGACCAACCGATAGAGTTCAAATAGGACAATATTACTTTGATACTGATTTGGGTTCTACTGGACTACCTATTTGGTATGACGGAACAAACTGGATAGATGCCACTGGAACTGTGGTTTAAAAAGCAATGACATGATAAACTTCCTTAAAATCAACCCCATGAGGCATTTATGAGTCTGCACGCTGCCGCACAACATATTGCACAAAAAGGTCGTGGTCGCGACAAAATGCTCGTGCATATGACCCCGCGCGAAGTTCAGGGTTTACAAGCCTTGGCAAAAGCCAAAGGTGGCTCTTTAGCCACTAACCCAGATACGGGTTTACCCGAAGCAGGCTTTTTAGAAGATATTCTCCCGATTGTGGCAGCAGGTGCTGCTACGTACTTTACAGCCGGTGCTGCGGCGCCTATGTTGGTTAGTGCGGGTATGGGGCCAACTACTGCTGCAATCCTTGCTGGTGCGGGCTCAGGCGCTCTTATTGGCGGGGCTAGTTCTGCTATTCAAGGACAAGATTTTGGTCGTGGGGCATTGATGGGTGGTTTAGGTGGGGCTCTTGCTGGTGGCATGGGGGCTTTTGGTGGTGCTCCGGGCGGCGATGTGTCTGCTTCTCAACTTGTTTCAGAGCCTAATGCTATGTTGGCAGAAGCATCAAAAGCAACTGCAGCCGCTCCTGTTCAACCTCTTAGCGTTCCTGCAGACGTTGCTGCAACTGGTGGTGCCCCCGCCGTACCCGCAAATCAACCATATAACCCTAATGCGTTAGTAACCACCCCGCCTGGAACGCCTGCTCAGGCAATGACTCCTGGCCCAAATCAAGCCGTAAATCCTGAAACGGGTGACATTTACACAAAGATGGCAGCGCAACAACCCGGCGCTCAAACAGCACAAACAGGTAAAGGTGGTATTGGTGATTGGTGGAACAAGCAAAGCGACTGGGAAAAAGCTGGATACACAACCGCAGGTGCTTTAGGTTTAGCGGCGTTAAACGCTCCGCCAGGACAACTACCAACTAACGCTGAAGAAGAAAGCATTTTAAAGCGCATATCGCCAAACTTCCGTGCGCAAGCCCCTGTACGCCCCAACCCATATTACCGCGCGCAGTATCCGGTTTATGCAGCTTCTGGCGGTATTGTTGCCCTAGCCAACGGCGGTGGCCCGGTTGAGCGCATGACTTCTATGAACACCTCAATTAATCCCCAAGGCGGCTTATATCCTCAAGGCATGATTGACAAGACTCAATACGCTACCCCTAGCCAACGCCCAGCTAGCATGGAGATTTTAGAATCCGAACCTTCTTATCAAAAATCAAACCCGTTAATTGCTGCGGCTGGTATGGCGCGCGGGGGTATCGCAGACTTGGGAGGGTACT